AAGTATTATGAAGGTATAAGCTCTGAGAACTCTGGGGGTACTTCAGTTTCGTTTTCAGAAGATATTTTGAAGGAATATGAACAGGTTATACAAGCCTACTTATCTCCTTCTACAAAGACGGTGGTGAAATTCTTATGATGTACGTAACAACCGAATTCATACGTGAATTGAATACTGGTGCTACAGTGGATGAACTTGGCAACCCAGTTAGTAATGAAGCTTCTGAAGTCGTAGTAAATCATTGTAGGCTTGCGGAATGGACATCCGACGATATTGCGGTATACGGTCGAGAGGTGACGGCCAATAACCAGAAGATGTTAGTAAAGCCTTTTTCTAATATGTTATCAGGTTTAAAAGCGGTTAAGTTTGCTGGTCAACGTTTTGAGATAGTTGCTAGCAGAGAGTTGGGTCGTTGGACATTGTTGATTCTAAAAGGGTACCATAACGCAGAAGGTTTAGCGTAATGGGTACTAGTTTATCCTTAACAGGGGTAGGGGCATTATCAAAGAAGCTTATTCAGATGAGTAAACTAACCTTTGATAATGCCGTTAATGATAGTTTAAAAGCTATTTATGATCGTGCAGGAACGTCAGTTTACACACCTACAGATAGTGGAAAACTAAAGGACTCCTCGGTTATGACAGAAGCTAATTCCTCTGCTAATTGTTCTGGTGAGGTTGGCTATACGGCCGACTATGCAGACAGTGTTGAATATGGTCATCGTATGAGAAATGGTAAGTTCTTACCAGGTCAGTATTTCCTGAGGGACAATTTTGAATATGAAAAACCTATATTTAAACAGAGATTACTTGCAGAACTAAAGAAGGGTGGTAGTTAACAATGGCTTTGATGAAATTAGACTTTACAGACTTACTTAAAGCTGTTATCTTAGGGGTACAAACCTCTACAGGTAAACGTTGTTATGATGCAGTACCTAAAGATGCACCAAGCCCTTTCTATTTTGCAGAGATTGTCGGGTTAAAGCCTGACAATACTAAGTCTATGTACGTTGATGTGTTCACAGTGTATATTCATTGCATTGCAGCTCCTAGTGATTCCAGTGTAGGGGTATTCAAACTATTAAAAAGTTTAGATGAAGCTTTAACGGTTGATATTGTGTTGGCAGAACCTTATGATCTTCTAACTCAAACTAGTCTCGGTATGGTTAAACTTATGACTGATGAGACTAATGAGAAACATGCAATCATGGGGTATGAATTTAAAGTTTGTTATGGTTTTAAAGTAAAATAAAAGTACAAAGGAGATTATATGGCAGATTATGAAGGTCAAGCGTATTGTGATGTAGATAGTTCTACTACTAAAGCTTTAGCTGGAAAAGATATTATCCTTGCAGTATTTGATGCTACTGGTGCAAACCTTTTAGCAATATCAGGACAGCAGGGTTTAACTATTAATCGTTCCGCTGATAGTATTGAGGTAACAAGTAAAGATACTGTAGGCGGTTGGAAATCTAAGATTGCTGGTATGAAAGAGTGGAGTATTGATAATGATGGTATGTATGTACCCTCTGCGGATACCCATAAACTTTTAGCAGAAGCTTTTGAAGCTAGTGATCCTGTTTGTTTAAAGGTAATTAATCGAAAGTTACAAACAGCAATGTTTGGTGGGTTGGCTTATATTACTGATTACAGTTTAGAAGCACCTTATGATGATGCTATGACTTACTCTATTTCCTTTGAGGGTAATGGTGCTTTAGTTGATTTATCGGGTACTACATCTACACAGATGCCTGTTGATACTTTACTTGCAGCAGCTACTTCTGCTGTTGTAACAGCTGAAACTACTCCTACTGCTCCTAATAAGTCAGCAGCCCAGGCTCTAGTAACAGCATTACCTTCTAGTAGTGCTAAAACTGCTTTACAGGTTCGTATTGACGCTATTACAGTAGCTTAGGGGTAAAGGAAGAGGGTATTAGTTATGTTTGAAATTGGTGATAAATGGTATGATTTAAAATTTAATATGCTAACTATTATGCAGATTGAAGCAGTAACAAAAGAGAATATTATTTCAGTAATGCAAAGAACAAATGGCGTTCTTTCGATTACTGACCTGCGTACATATTTTTCATATGCTCTTTACACAGATGTTGGTACACGTGTCAGCCCTAAACAGGCTTTTAATATGTCGAAAGATTGGATTGAGGAATTAGGTTTCTTAGAAGTAAATGGTATAGTTGTAGATGCTATTATGCGTGATTGCCCTTTTCTGTTCAAAGTCGGTTAATAGAATTTGAATACCTTGGGGGTAGTGGGGAAAGAGATTTAGAGTATGAAAAAATGGCGGAGGGGTATCAATCTGATATCGACTTCGCCTTTTTTGTAAATAATTATAACTACTCTTTATCTGAATATGAAGAACTTACTCCAAGGCAAAAACTTTTTATCATGAAGGGTTGGGAAGATAAATTAATAAGTGAAACAACTCACATGAGAAATGCAGTTTTAAATGCAGTTAGCAACTCTATGCGGAAGAAGGGTTCTAGGTTCACCGACTTGTGGAAGAAAAAACAAAAGAAAGCGGACCTTGATTACGTTAAAGAGAGTTTAAAGATTATACAAGAAGTACAAGAAGCTTCAGACAATTCTTGGTTGGATTTAGTATATGCTTCTAGTGGGTTACATAGACCTAAGAAAAAGAAAGAAGGTGTTTAATTGAGTGATTATAATTTATCCGCTGGTATAACAGCTGATGGTAGTAAGTTTAATAAGGCTTTTTTAGATGCAACAAAAAAAGTAAGTATTCTTAATGATGCTACAAAATCTATGGGTGATTTAAAGATAGTTGCAAATAACTCTCAACTATTAGATGCTGTATCTAAATCTGAAAGTAAAATAAGAGGTGTAAATGGGTTAAAAGCAGAAGCTACTTTAAAGGTTGATACAAGTAGTGTTGATAAGGCTGTAAGTGATACAGAAGCAAAAATAAGTAGTTTGAGTGATAAGATAAAGACACTAGGGGGTGTATCATCTGTAGCTTTAGGAGGGGGTATGGTAGGTGCAGCTGCAAAAGGCGTTAGTAGTGTTATGACACTTGACAAAGCTGTAAATAATTTAGAAGCTGGTACTGGTAAAATAGATAGTACAATTACTGGGTTTAGAGATACCTTATTAAGTATCTATAATAGTAATGTAGGCAGTTCCTATGAAGATATTGCATCTGCTATGACTAGTATATCCTCTCAAACAGGTTTAGTAGGAAAGGAACTTGAAGGGGTAACAACAAATGCTTTATTAGTTCGTGATGCATTTGGTTTTGAGGTTAGTGAATCAATAAGAACTGCCAATGTAATGGTTAAACAGTTTGGTATAACTAGTGGTCAAGCCTATAACCTAATAGCTCAAGGTGCTCAATCTGGTTTAAATAAAAATGGTGATCTTTTAGATACAATGACAGAATACCCGGCGTACTTTAAAGCAATGGGCTTCAGTGCCCAAGATATGTTTAATATGTTAACAAACGGGTCAAATGCAGGAGTTGCTTCTATAGATTTTATGGCAGATTCTATGAAAGAGTTTGGTATCAGATCTATTGATGGTTCAGATACTACTAAAAGTGCTTTCGCAACATTAGGGTTAAACGCTGATGAATTAGGTTTAAAGTTTTCACAAGGTGGTGCTCAGGGTAGGCAAGCATTCCAAGATGTAACAGATGCTATATTTGCAATGCAAGATCCTATACTCCAAAATCAAACTGGGGTAGCTTTATTTGGTACAAAGTGGGAAGATGTTGGTGTAAAAGGTATGCAGGCTATGGTTAACCTACAAGGTGGTGCCTCAACCTCTGCAGATGTACTAAGTAAAATTAATGAAGTTAAGTATGATGACGCAGGTTCAGCCTTATCACAATTAGGTAGGGAGTTAGAAACTGGTTTACTGGTTCCACTAGGGGATGAACTAACACCTAAAATAAAAGAGTTTACAGATATGGTGAAGGAGAATATGCCAGAGATAAAAACAACTGTAGAGTCTGCAATGGGTGGCTTAGGTGGTCTTTTAAATGTCGTTAGTAATGGTTTCATGTTCTGTAAAGAAAATGCAGGAGTACTAGTTCCTTTGATGATAACACTGTTAACAGTATTTACTGCCTTGCGTATTGTATCTGTAGTTGCTGGTTTCATTTCTGTTGTTGGGTCTGCAATGGCTGTATTATCTGGTACATCTGCAACAGCAGCAGTAGCGACAGGTGGTTTAACAACAGCCCAGTGGAGTCTAAATGCAGCACTATTGGCTAACCCTGTT